TCACTTCGCAACGGCTACCGTATGATTATCGGAAATCCAATCAACCGCTTTCCAACCAACGATACTAACCGTTCCCGCCGCGAGGACAGATACGAATACAAGCATGGCAATTATCGCAAAGCGACCGAAGGCCGTTGCTTTAAACGCACCGTACTGAATCGTGAGGGAATTCGGGGGGTCTTCCATGCGCGCGCACCTCTCCTTAAAAAAAGAAATTGTGCTCGCTGCTGCTGCTGCGCATTAACCATTTATCTTGATGAAAAACAATAGAGAATTTAACAGAAGGTTAATTTCGAGGCTTCTAGCCCCTATCGCCGCCCCATACAACATTGTCGCGTAAACTGCTATCGTCAAGGTTACCTCCGTAGAAAATGGCAGTGAGGTGGATCGGCAGAAATATGAACCAGCCGGCGCGCCGCTGGTATGGTCGCGGGTGGTGATCGCGCCGGCCTATGGTGTTGGTGAGCGGTCAGCCGCATCATGCGGCGACAACGGCTGACCGCCGTTCGGCCAGGGCGGGCCGATTAGAAATCTTTGCCTCCGCCAATGAGCTCCCAGAATTCTCCGCGGCGGTAAGTCTTGAACATCAGCCAATCCATTCCGGATCCGCGCATATTGTTACACTCGCGGCAAGCAGCCGCCATGTTGTCGCGCTTGGTCCATCCCCTGCGGCGACCGGTCAACAGATGCTCGAGGGTGGCAGCGTCCGGCCTGTTCGGGTCCCTGCCGCGGGGCAGGATGACCATGAGGCGGTCAGTAACAACAGCGCCCGCCCTGCTTGTTGAATAGCTCAAGAACCAGAGCTCGCTTCACTCCGGTCTTCATATGGATTCCCGCAGGCGGTGAGACTGCTTCCTTCGACCGTGCGGAACGGGCGGCCAGCCATGTCACCAGCTACAAGTTGGATGTAATAGATTTCTCGTCCGAACGCCGACCGAGAGCGCGTCATTACGATCGCGACGTGGTCGTGGAAAGCGACAGTGTCGCCTGGAGCGAACCGGAAATCAGCGGCGAGGTAAACCCGGATGGGTCGTCTGCCAAGCAAAGAGCGCGGCAGCAAGCTTCTGTTGGCGTGGCCTATCGGTGCATGAATGGTCATTTGGCGTTCCTCGTGTTGATTAAATTCGCTCAATACGATAACTAATACCATCAACGGAGGGCGCGTCAAGCGTTTTTAATTATTTTGAGCGATTTTAATCACATCACCGGAAAACAGCTCGCTGCTGCGCGCGCTCTTCTTGGCATTGGCCAAGTCGAGCTCGCCGCCTCTGCAAACGTCTCCGCACCAACATTGCGCCGCATGGAGGCTAGCAAGGGAGCTCTAGAGGGCCTCACAAACAACGTGGCCGCAGTCATTCGCGCCCTGGAGACTGCCGGCGTCATGTTCATAGCATCCAATGGCAACGGACCGGGCGTTAGGCTGAGGGATCCCACTTGACCGCAGCGCAGCCTGTGGCACAGTCGCCCAATAATATTTGAGGATGGCATGCGCAAGATTCTGTTTTTACTGGCAATTGCTTCCCTTTCCGGCTGCCAAACTGACGCGCAGGTTCGCAGCAAGCCGCCGCTGGTCAGCTATACCACGGGAAAAAGCGCCGACTCGGCAGTTACCTGCCTTATCCCCGCCCTCGCTCAATCTTGGAATGCGGTGGCGATCCAAAACAGCCGCTTCGTGGCCCAAACCATATCTCCGAGCAACGAATACGACATCGTCCCATCCGGAAATATGATCAACGGGCATTGGCCGTTCACCGTGAACGTGAAGTCCACCGGAAGCGGATCGAAGATATCTCTCTACCAAGGCCAGATGATGCTGCCGAGTCTGACGCAGGCGATGAAAGATGGGATCGCGGCCTGCCTGTAGCTAAGAGGCAAAGCCAAATGCATCTCATTCGTGGAAACAAACAATGATCTTCACCTATCTCGCCAAAATCGCAGCATGGCTCGCGCTCGTCGTCGGAGCTTTTCAGCTCGTTACTGGTTTCGGAATCGCAACGGAATTTTTCGGACCGTATGAGGCCGCTCTGGCGCGCTATGCGCCGGGCGCTCCCAATTCCGGTTCGGTGATCGATCGCGGCATCTACAAACTGATCATCGCCATTGCGCTGGGAACGCTCGCTGAAATCAGCTTCCGCCTTCTGAAGATGCGCGGAGAGCAATAAAGCTCTGCTCTTGACCGCCCTCACCCGACTCGTCTAGCCATCGGCATGCGGCCCACCACTCCGCGCACCACCACACTGAGGAGACTTCGACAAGCTTTCGGCATCCGTGCCGACGGCAGATCTTTGTCCCCTTCTTGGAGGTGCGCTCTTGGAGCCAACTATTCCACTCGATAAAATTTACACGGCTGACGAAGCCGCCGAACGTCTCAGGCTGACCAATCGTGGCGTGATCAAGCTCGGCAAAGCATACGGCCTATGCTCACGGCGAGGACGCGATTATCTGTTTTCCGAAGCAGACCTGCTAGCCTTGTGGGAGGTTCTTCGCGAGCCTCCCAAACAGTCGAAGCCGCCGACGGTGAAGATTGCCCCGATGGGCGACTGGATTAAGGAACATTCCTGGCGTTTCCGCCCCTCTATCTCCGTTAACGGGCGCGAAATGGCAGTCCTACGATTCCTGAGCAGTCAGAAGGTGCCGCGCTCTTGCAAAGATATTAATCGCGCTGGCCCCCGCACGGTTGAATCATTTCTCAAGAAGGGCTTCGTTGTGGAGCGGGCTCGCAGCGCGCAGGGCGACCCCATGATTGTCATCACTGACGAAGGACGCGAGGAAATTGCCAAAGTCGATCGGTGGATAAAGGAGAGAGCTAAGCACGGAAAGGGTGCGGGAGGCTGGGATCGGGGCACGTGAGATAGAAGAAATGGTTGACCCGAAAAAGCAACACGCCGCCCTCACCTACGCCCGCGCTACCCAGCCGCTAGACCCAGATCAGGGTTGGCGCCGTGAAGACCTCCAGCTGGCCTTCATGGCCGGCATGGAGGCACTCGCTATCCCCCGGCTGTTATCTTTGCCTGAGGCCGCGCGCGTCCTGAACGTCTCAGCATCAACAATTCACGATCTGGTACGCCACGGAGAGCTGGCATTCGTGCATGCTGGCCGCGGCACTGTCCGCAAGCACTTGACCTTTAGTCAGGACGAGATCGTCAACTTTATCAAGCGCCACACGCAGCGGACCTATCAGGACGACCCATGGCCAAGGACGGCGCGCCACGGCATACGCAAGCGCGCCCATGAGCTTGCCGTGGAAAGAGCGTCTGCAAGTGGCGGCGGCTTTATGGCCCAGTATGAAGCTCGGCGCGCAGCGGCGAAGGCGAAGAAGAAATGAGTTGTCCTTTCGGCCCGTTCTCTAAGCTCCCTCTTTTCGCGACAGACAGAGAACTCGCCATCGCCGTTGTTGGCAAGGAGCGCGCATCCATGTGGATCAAAGCTGTCATCCCGCAACTTGAGCGGAAAGGTTTCCCGCGCATCGATCCACTGCATGATGGCAGGCCGGTGCCTTTGGTGATGCGGTTTTACGACGCGTACTTCGGCATCGCGGCCGGCTTCCACGTTGCCGCGCCAGATGGCGAAGAGCGGCTTGGCACGTGGAAAGGGGATGGCAAAAAGAAGCTTAAAAGCAAATGGGGCGACCCCGAGCCATGACCATTCCCCCTCGCCTCATCGGTCGCAGAGAAGCCGCCGAATATTGCGGCATTGCCGAGTCGACGTTTTCACTTTGGGTATCGACCCACAAGATGCCGCCGTGCATCCCTGGCACACGCAAATGGGACAAGCGGGCGATCGACGCGATGTTGAACGCTCTCGGCGGGATCGGTGAACCGACTTCCATCGATGAACGAAGTGCACTTACAAAATGGCGCGATGAGAAAAAAGGCTATGACCGTCCGCGGCACGGCCTCGACGCGAATAGTGAAAACATCCTTGTGACGATGTCGGTTTACCCAAACCTCGACACGATCGACCAGTTGCGAGGCGCCGGCCCCGTTATGATGGGGCGTCTCGTGGGTAAGAAGCTTGTCGTTTGTGAGAATACCGGGAAAGAAACTCGATACAAAATCACCGAAGAGGGACACGACGAAGCTTACAGAATCAGTGAGAGTTGGAAGCGGCGATAGTCACTGTAGGAGTGCGGCCCCGCATACAAGATGTAGTAATCCATTGCCTGTCATTTACAATATACAGGGTTTGTGCTCTTTTGTTCTCTGCGGGAGGCGGAGACTGATTCGAGGAGCTGAAAATGGCAAGCATGCTTTTGGATTATTTGCGACGCGTCGAAGCTTGGAGCAAACTTCAACACACCGCCACGCTTGATCCCCGGGAATGGCGGTACGATGCTCACGGTCGTTTGATCTGCTTCAGTCACTACGGGCGCCGCGACAGCGACGTTGGCTGGGAGCTTGATCACTATCCAGTTCCAAAGGCGCTCGGCGGCACCGATGACATATCGAATATTCGCGCATTGCATTGGCGCGGAAACGCGACGCATGGCGGATTGCTTGGTCTCGGTCTGGCGTCACTGTCGAAGCATGAAAAGCAGTCGGGGCTTGGCGGCCTTTTCGGTCTCTATTCCAGCTCGTAAACCGCCGCCACATCAGCCGCGTCCCGCAGCCCCTTATATGACGCGTGCCGCAGCTTGCCGTCATCGGTCCACGCCCGGTATTCGATCTCGGCGATTAGCTTTGGCTTCACAAAGATTGCTCCTTTGCGATCGACGACCGCAGCCGGCGTGGATGTGATAAGGCCGTCGAGCTTCTCGCGAAGCTCACGAGCGTTACGCTCGTTGAAGCCTGTCCCTACCCCGCCAACGTAGACCAGCTTCTTGCCCTTGCGAGCGGCGAGCAGAAGCCGACCGATCCCGGCACGCGCTACTGTGGATCGCTCATATCCGACGATCACAAAACTGTCGCTCTGAACGCATTTGATCTTCACCCAGTCGCCCAGGCGTCCGGATCGATAGGGCGCAGAGCGCCGCTTCGCTATAATGCCCTCAAGGCCATGCTCGCAGGCGCTTGCCAGCAGCTGATCGCCATCGGCCTCGATCTCCTCGGAGAGCCTGATGTCGCCCTGCTCGCTGGCCGGCACCAAATCCTCGAGCAGATGCCGGCGCATGCCGAGTTCGGAGTTTCGGAGATCATGGCCGTCGAAATACAGCAGATCGAACGCCATGAAGATAGCGTCGCTTGAGCTCTTCTTGCCGCCTCGCCCGCCCAGCGATTGTTGCAGCAGCCCGAAATCCGACCGGCCCTGCTCGTCGAGAACCACCGCCTCGCCATCGAGGATTGCCGTGCCAACAGGAAGCCACATGGCCGCCACTTTTATCGCCGGGAAACGATGCGTCCAGTCATGGCCGCCGCGCGTCAGGATGCGAATGCCCGTCGGCTCGATATGAACCGCCAGGCGGTAGCCGTCCCACTTGATTTCATAAACCCAGTCGTCGCCCTGTGGCGGCCTGGCTTTCAGCAGCGCGAGGCACGGCTCGATGCGGGCGGGCATAGGATCTAAAAGAAGATTGGGCTGAGCGGGATCGCGGCGCCGGCGGGGCTGGCCGCGGACTGGCGCATCGCTTTCGCGCAGCAAAGGCTTTGAAGACTTGCGTGGCGGCTTTGTCATGCGGAAACTTCATCAGCAATACCTTAAAAAGCAATTGACCTAGATTGATTATTGACTCCGCCCGCCCTGCGAACATAATAAGAACATCGGCGCTGCGGCCGCCAATCTGAAAACAGAAGATATGGAAAACGGATATGCGCGAGCAGCCGATCGGCGAAGCCTTGGAAGATGAGCGATAAGAATTCGACTGATACCGAGCAGTTCCTCGGCTGGCATCGGGGAAAGAAAGTTGGCGTAATCTGCGAGGACTGTGAGTTGTTGCGTTTCTATGACGGCAGCGAGCTCTTCGAGAAATATGACAACATCAATATGCCGTCGCTGCTGCCGAAGCTCGCGAAAGAGCTTGGGTGCGAACGCACAGAGAATAGTTTCTACGAACGCTGCAGGATGACATACCACCACAAGCCGGACGTCTGGGCCCGGAAGATGGGCTACGTGCCTCGCGACGAGATCCAGGCCGAAGACCGCACCTTTGGCGATCTGCCCGAGTGGGAGGGGCTAGTGGCCTTTTGCAGGAACGCGGATTGCAAACGGAAACAGTCACTTGATCGGTGGGCACTGCAGAAGCGGCTCGGCAAGGATACGAAGATTTCGGCAATAGGCCCACGACTGAAATGCAAATGCGGTCACCGCGGCGCCAACATCGTCATCGGCTACGTCTCGCGGTGACTTCGGAACGTAAGAAGGAATGATAAGTGATTGCTGGGCTGATTATCTGCGCATCGTTGACCGTCGTCGATGGCGACACGGTGAAATGCGACGGGCAGAACATGCGTCTGCTGGGAGAAGGCGTTCCGTTCGTCTCGGGTATCGATACTCCGGAGATCGGTTCGCACGCAAAGTGCATGAAGGAACGGAAGCTGGCGCTGATCGCCAAGGGCCGGCTGAAAGAACTTTTGGCTGAAAAAGGATTGCGCGTTGTAATCAGCGGCGCGGTGGACAAGACACCTACGCACCGGCCGCTCATCAACATCTACCGAACGAATGGTGAAGAAATCGGCAAGAAGCTGCTCACGGAAGGCTTCGCGCGGTCGTGGAGCCCGAAACGGAGGAACGACTGGTGTGACGAATGATCCTGGAGTGGAGGGCGTTCACGTCACCGGTGAGATGGCCTTTCAAGGAGCTCCGTGAAAACATCCACAATGTCGGCAGGAATAAATTTTGTATCGGTCAACACAACCGTGACCATATGCTCAAGTAACTTTCCAGATTGGCCGCCCTTTGAGATAGACCGGAGGAACGGAAAAGCAGTGATGACCTTATTCTCCAATTCATGGTCGTCCGTGCTGCCGAACCGACTGTCGATCGATAAGCTCAAGCCTCCCATATACCCGGCGTCGATTTGACTTGCGGGCAGCGTGCCAAAAACTTGGTGTCCGACGCTATCGACCATGCTTTGAAAGGCCGCTTGATCACTTCCCGCCAGCTCAACGTAACCGATGCCGCCTGACACCCCAATCCGATTCAGTTCGGACGGATGGCTCCGAGCAATCGCAAGAGCCAAAATGAGCGGATCAAAAAGCACATTTTCAATGCCGTTTCGCTTGCCATGGGCGAGCACTGAAATCCGGTCGTCCGGGTTGTTTTTTCCGTCCCAATCCAGCAATCCGAAAACTGACGAATTGCCGGCGTCCGCTAAAGATGCAACGACCCTGATGACGTTCTCGCAACCGGTGTTCATGTCGCCACCACCAGATTTGCGCGTTCCCGTCGCGATGAACTCTAGTGATCGTTCCGAAGGAACCTTGCTTTTGGTGAGCTTATACAACGCGTCGTAAATCTTCGCGTCAGTGGGACTTTCGACAAACACCTGCCGACGGCCATCGTAGGAAATAGCAATTGTTGGGACGCCCACGGTGAGGATGTTCAGAGCGTTCGCCTTGGAGTTTTTGTGCAGGCCGGGAACGTCTGGCCGCATTGTGAAGATCGATTCCTCGTTTGCGAGAGCGACAGTCGATGGCGAGTGAGTCGTCGCAATCACCGCTATCTTGAAGTCGTTTACGAGAGTCCGGGTTATGGTGTTGATAAGATTTCTTGACATCGACGGGTGCAGCGGCGCGTCGATTTCATCAAGCAAAAGAACTTTAGGCGGCGTTGTCGTTTGTCGCCCGTCACTCGACTGATAGACGCAGAAAGCGAGTGACAGCAGAATCTTCTCACCTGAAGACAGCGAGTTAAATGGGACCTCGACCTCCGTAGTTCTCTTCTTCAGCTTCGGCTGAAATGGCGCATAGTCATCAAGTGGAGGTGCAACCGCCACAAAATCCAAGCCGGCGCTCTCGATTGCGCGATTAAAGAAATCCCACGGCGGCCGACCGTGTCGTTCGACGAATTCTTCATCACTAAGAAAACTGATCTTGTCGCCTTTTGACGCACGGAGTTGCGCCAGATTATTCGCCAAGTAAATGTCTCTGTAGGTTGCGAACAACTTACCCAAGTTTTGCTGAAAGAGATCGGAATATCCCCAAATCGGAATATGTGGGGACATAATCTCTCGCTCAGTTAGCGAGACCAGCGGCACTTTTGCATAATCGGCGATAACGCGTAATTGGCCGGGAAAATTTGGTTCCAGTGATCCATGCATTGCTTCATCAAATAGATGCAAAGTTAGCTCTAATTGCGCGCGAAGATCCATGGCCTTGTCGATGTTGCCAACCAAGGACGATAACTCATCCATATTGATTGTCAGCAGTTTTCCCGGATCCGCTTCAAAATGATTCAGCCCAAACGATCTAATTAAAGCGCGTGCCGGCTCTATTGCTCCGTTGTGTGCCCTTTGTTGCGAGTATTGCTGATATAGCCTGTGCCTCTCTTGCTTAATATTGTGGCTGTCAAATATCCCGCCATCCTGTGGAATCATGTTTGTCCAGTCGAAATGGCGAATGTGTCGCGGAGGGTCTGGCGCAATGTCACACTTAATCAAACCGTTCTGGATCGCTTGAAGCAAATGGCTCTTACCCGCTCCATTAGGACCGGTGATTAACGTAAAGTCGGGCAAATCAGCAGGGGGAAAATCTGTAATCGACAGATGGGGCCGAACGAACTCAAGTTTTATCATATGATTGCCACAAGTGATCTGAGGTTGAACAGTACCGTGAGACAGAGCTAACATACAATAATCATCCCCTGATAGGCCGAGGATCGTCATTAATTTTAACCTAAAAAAGCCGCCTCCCCGGTTAAGGAGAGGCGGCTTTGGTGGGTGTTGAATGGCGGATGGATCTTATGCAGCCAGTCTAGCTTCTGCGTAGGGGTCTACGTAGGCAACCATATTGGCAGCTACCACAGCAGCCATGGCGGCATGCTGCGTGGGACCTGGGTGGATGGTGTCAGCAGGGTACGTGTTGTAGTCCCCAGCAGCGGCGATGATGTCGTGGTACTTGGTCAGCCTACCATCTGCACCAGCAGCCAGCCACGCATTGTAGTCATTGCGGACTGTGTTCTGGGCCCCCGTGAGGGTACCCCGAGGGATGATGCTGGAGGCGTGGATGCGGAGGTAGCAGCCATAAGGCCCTACCGTGTTGTAGGCATAGTCGGCCAAGTCTAGGAAGCGGGCCTTCATGGTGGCTAGGTCAGCTGAGGCCGCGATGTCATTGGTGCCGAGCTGTATGAAGATGTCCGTGACGTAGGGCCACAGGAGCTTCTGGACAGGGGCGGCAGCCACCATCTGGTTCTGGATTTTGTTGGCGTCAATGCCCTGCTTGTGCCACGGGAAGCAGTGCCCGGCGACATCCCTCATTGCGCGGGCCATAAAGCCCTGCGTGGTGGAGGTGTTCGTGTCGTCCTTGTAGGTGCCGATGCTATCGACAATCATGATGACACATGCCATCGGGACGTACGGGATGCCAAGCACCATGGCAGGCGGGCAGGCTGGGCCACCGGTTGTGCCGGAGTTGTTGAGGGTTCCACCACCAGACCTTAGGAGCTGTGAGCCCCCCGAAGTGCGGAAGCCCGCCGAGCCGATGCTGTTGTTGGTCACCGAGGACATGGTGTCGGTCACCAAGGGGACTGTGCGGTAGAAGCCTGTATAGTTGACCGTGTCAGCATCCCACTCCATGCCCGGCACTGGGTCCGTAAAGATAAGTTCCCCAGGGTTGGACACCTTGGTGTTGCCACCAGCGTAGAGGGCCCGCACTGGGGTATTCCCGCTGCTGAGCTTCTCGGCGGCTCTCTGCCACGTCATGGTGTTGGCTGGGATGTTTGACTCAACGCCTGAGCCTGGGGTCACCATGGCGTGGGCGTCGACGATGACGAGGTTCTTGACCTTGGAGGGTCCTACCTTGTGTCCGTTGCGGCCCTGGCCATTGGTGTTGCTTCCGGCTAGGGCAACAGGGGCACCATTGGGGAAGTGGGTATCGCCAGCCACCAACTGTAGCTGAGTGGGATCAGGCCGCACCACACCGCCCTGCCCGCGGCCCGAAATGCTATATCTGCCGATCGGAGAGATCAGCGAGCGGAAGAGCGGCTCAAGCACTGAACACCCCGCACGTTTCGCCAGCAACGCGTGTGAAGCGGTATGTGCCGGGTGCCGTGATGGCGATTGCCGGACGGAAAGGCGTGAGCTCGCCTACATCGGTATAGCCGCCGGCGTCGTCTTTCAGGGTGATGCGCACGCGTGCCTGGGAGGTCGTTGCGCCCTTAATGCCAACGGTCACCGTCGAGCCAGAAGCGACGACCAAGTCAGAGGAATTGGCAGCGGTCGAGCCGACCGCGAGGAGTTCGGTTGCCATGGTGGTCTCCGGGAATGTCGTGATGTTTGGTGGGGGATCGGCTAAGCGCGCGGGGTCGGCCGCTTGACCTGATTTTCGACGATGCGATCAACGAGTGCGGTCATATGATCGACGGCAGCCTTGACGCCTTGGATGGCGTCCATGATTTCGTCACGTGTTTCGCGAAGCCCCTGCTTGGAAACGTAATGCTCGGCCGTGTGCAGCTTGTGCGCGGCTAGATCCTGCTCGACCTTTTCAGCCCTCGCCTTGGCGCCATCGATCTTGCCTTCAACTTTCCACCAGATTGTCAGGATGAGGCCGATAACGCCGACGAGTGGTCCGATATAAGAAAACCATCCGTCCATCATTTGGCCTTTCCGGTGGAGTTGACCTCAAGGCCGGCATCGCGATCCGCGTAAAAGTCGATCAGCGCCAGGTGGCGCCGTGCGCAAGACAGCAGCCGCTCACGGTCAGTGATCCACAAGCGCTCGAGCTGAGATTGCATCAGCGGCTTGTCGCCGAGATCGACCGGGCCAATGCACCGTTCGATCAACATGCTGTCGGCCTTCCGCAATACTGGCGGAGGCGGCGCGACAACAAGCCTATCGGACCTTGTTAATGCGCTGCACGCTGGGAGCACCGAGAGCAGTGCGGCCAGCATCAGGATCTTCGCTGGCTTCACGCTGCAGCTCCTCGATTTGTTTTGATAGTTGGTCGGCCTCGGCCTGCATCGCGGCGATACGCTCCGCCTCACGCGCCTTGGCTTCGTTTTGGCGCGCGGCCTGCCGTTCTACCTCGGCGTTGCGGGCCGTGACGGCTGCGGCGTGTTCCGCCGCAATCACGCCCTTGTAGTGGAGCTCGGCGCGGGCATAGCCGCGGTGGTCGACACAGGCGTATGCGGCCAGCAGCAGCGCGAGCGCCGCCAGTCCGCCGAGCAGATACTGCCCTGGCTTGCTCAACAGGAACGCAATCATGCGACACCCTTAAGGCAGAGCTTAAGCTCCGCGGCTCGCCGGTTCACAAGACCCTGCACCACCCTGCCCCCAGCGCGGTTGAACGCGGTCATGGCTTGGCAGCTCTCTTTGATCTTGCCGTCTCGAGCTAAGCGGGCGAACGAAGACTTGCATGCGGCCCCGACGCCGATGTTGTAGGTCACCGAGATGGCGGCCGCCTGCCATTCGACCGGCTTGCGATCGAAGTCGGCGATGCACTGCGTCAGCGGGCGGTAGTAGTCGTTTGTCACGCGCGTCAGCAGTTTTTCTTCACATTCCGCTTTCGTGAATTTCATGCCGGGACGGATGCCGAGCGTCTCGCCGTGGCAGACGGTCCAGACGCCGACGATATCGGGATAGGACGTCAGCGACAGCCCCTCCCACGGCTTGATCAGCGTGCCGATCGACAGCGCGACGGCCACCACTGCGGCCACCGCCTTCTTAGGAACCTTGGCCACTTGCGGCCTCCTTATTTTGGACAAGCAGGCGGGCGACGTACGCGCCAACGAGCAGCACGATCGTCAGCCACCAAGGCAGGTAGTCGGAGACGACCGGCACGACGTTGAGGATGAGGTCGGACGCGGCCGCTAGCTCGATGAGCCGGAGCGACCAGGCGCGCTTCCAAGTGAAGCCCGCATCGGGGATCAGCACACGCGCGACAGCGTCACGCGCGCCTGAGAAAAGCGTGCGAAGCATGATGGGCTCCGGTTTGTTTGGGTGTGGATTAGGCCCGCTTCGGGCCGATCTGAAAGGCGTAGTGATGGTTGCGGCCGTCGTAGGCCTTGTTGACCCAGCCGAACCAGAGCTTCAGGTAGAAGCCGCCGAACAGCGGCTGATCGCGCTTCCAGCAGAAGAATCGGACGCCCTTGGCCGTCTCCATGACGTACCATTGATTTTTAGGGGTATCGCTGAATTGCCGAACGATGATGCGTCCAGGCGCCGGCATGCCGAGTAGCTCGGATTGCCAGCCGTGGGCAGGGTTTCGACAGATCCAGCATGTGCGTTGCCACCAGAGGCCCCAGCCAGACAGGCCAACGCGATAGCCTTTCACGCGCTGCGATATGCCGCCGTCAAGATCAGAGTCGAGGGTGGAGAACCATTGCAGGATGCCCGGCAGCCGCGGCTCGGTCAGCAGTGACAGTGCGGCAAGAAGCGGCGACAGCAGGTAGGCCAGCCCCACGAAGAGCAGATTGACCGGCAGGTATGCGAGATACCGAACGACCGCCCAAATCACAGCTGCGCCGCCGCGACGAAGAACTCGTCTACCTGCTGGGTGGTCAATCCCATGGCCGTGAAGCCGGCCACCATCATAGGGCTGTCCTTCATGAAGGTGCCACTGTATTCGAACGCATCCTGAGTTTCGCCGTCCTGCATGGCCACCCATGCCTTGACCTGATCAAGCAGGCCAGAGCGCCGGAGCTTCAGCCGGAACTGTCGCGCCGACACCGACGAAACCGGCAGCGGCTTGTTCAGGTACTCAACGACAGCCTGATCGCCATCGGCCAACCACTCTACCGCAAAACCTTCCTGAAGTTGCTCGAACAGGCCACATATATCGCCGTCGGCGTTTCGCATCACATAGGGCATTACGCAATCCTCTTGCATGGGAAGGTGAACCCATCGGTCCAAACCCAGATATTGCCTGTGGCGCCGGCCACGTGGCGGACCTGCTTGCTACTATTCGTCCAGATCCTGCCTGAGCCGACGGCATAGTTGCTGGCAACTTGGATAGCGCCAATATTCGCGCCGTCGTTGCCGATACCGGCCACGAGCGTTCCCTGGGCCGGATCGTGGACAAGAGCCGACGCTGTGGTCGCCGACGCTGTGTACTGCATCCTGAGCTTTGCCTCGACCTTGACCCCGTTCGGAACCGTCAGCGCCAGCAGTGCAGATGTCGAAGAAACGGCTAGACTAACCGCATCCTTCACCGGCCCGGTGTATGTGTACTCGTCTCGCGAGTTCATTATGAACTCGCGGATGTTTGAGCTGCCATCAGTCAGCGCAACACCGATCGGCGCCAGCACATCATAGCCAGTCAGCAGCGAGAGATTGACACCGCCGACAGTGGCAGATGTCGAAAGCACGACCTCGCCGCTTCCGTCCGACTGCTTGCGGAGAGCGTAGACGAAATAGGTTGCGTTAGCCGCCTTCGTGCCCGTATCCAAGCCGCCGCCGTTGCCGGCCACCCACGTGCCGTTGATGTTCTTGGTGAGCGTGCTGGCCGTGGATGCGAACTTGCTCAGGGCCTTCACACTGAAGGCGGCAATATCCAGATGCGTGAGCGGCGTCGACCCGTTCGGCAGGACGATCCCACCCTGCACGAAATCGGGACCGAGGAGCGGCGCAAGAAAGGTGCTCAACACGGTGAGCGTCAAGCTCTTCGTGTCGCCTGCCGCGCTGTCCCATATTCCCAGCTTGTCAGCGCCGACGGGCGCTGACTTTGCTGTTGCCGCATTGATCGCAGCGCCGAGACCGCTGAGGGTGACAGCGTTCGTTGCCGTATCGACGGTCATAAGCAGAATATCGTCTGCTCCATCGTACAGATAGAGTTTTAGCTGCCCCGCGGTCGCCGTTGATACCCAAACCGTTCCGGCGACCGCGTACGCCGGCCGTGAGGCACCGGAGTTACCGCTGAGTAGCGCCCGAAGGCTGTCGTCCATGCGTGCCGCCATGAGGCTCGGCGTAGCTGGCCCCGTTGTTGGAACGCTGAAGGTTGTTGCTTGGCTCATTGGAGGTATCCATACCCTTTTGCGACATAGTCGAAGGTCCGCGCGACAGGCGTGCCCGACGAGTTCTTAAATCTGATGGTGAAGCCCGAAGCGGTCTTCGCCGTTATCTCGGAATAGTCGCCGGTCAGCATGTCCTGGGCGGCGATCGAAATGCCGCTTAGGACATAGTAAGGCGACGAGAAGCTGATCACACGCCCGGCGGTCGTCACCAACAGGTCGTTTTCGGCGATCACGCGGTCTGGCATGTCGACGGTGACACCCAGCAGTTCAACCACCGGAGTGACATCAAACTGCAGCGACTGAAGCTTGGCACGGAAACGATAAGCGCGTGCCGAAACGTCCGCCGTGGTCAACTCGGCCCAATCCGCCCATGCCGGCGATCCAGAAGGATCGTCTTCCGTTGAGGAGACCTCGACCCGCACGTTCCATAAGGAGTCGGATGCCAGGCCGAAATATTCTGACACGCCGAACCAGTCGGAGCGCGCGAATAAATCGAGACTCGCTACCTCGCCGAACGCGCTGACGCTCGCAGAAACGCGAGACGTGTAGACCGCCCCGAGGTCAACGATGTCGGCGAACTCGTAACTTCCCTCGCTGGCGAAGCCGCCGATAGACAGGAAGAAGTCGTCCACCGAAAACCAGTCGACGAGCTCAAAAATGTCGGTTGCCGTATCGAGGCGCAGAGCCCCACTTGCGGCCACGACATTCGTCTTGCTTCCTGCAAACGCCGGATCTTCCTGCAAAGCCTCGACGGCATTGAACGCCGTGAGAGGATTGACGGTACTGACGATAAGCGCTGCATTCTCAGACAGCAGGCCAGCGTAGTTGACAGCTTTGATGAGGTAGGTGCCAACCATGGCCGGCACTTGTGCCTGCGACCCGACCACGTTCGTCCGGAGCTGTGAGGCTGTCTGCCATGTAGCTCCGGTGATAGCTGGCGAAAACCTGATCTCGCAGTGGGAAAGAGCCTGATCAGGCTGCAGCGCCCACTGCATCATGGCGATATCGCCACTAATGGAGATGCGGAAATCCGTCACGTCAGCCGGGTTTGAGGCAAAGATGGCGCAGATGAACGACCCTATTAGCGGCCCGGAAACCTCGCCGTTTGCGAAGACCGCACGAATGCGAACGTCATAGACGCCGGTCGCCAGATCGACAAAGCGGATAGATGGAGCACTGACGCTTGAGGCCGTGATCCACTGCGTGTCACCGTTTGCCCGGTATTGCACGATATACGACGCGGCAGGCCCGACATCCGGCGCCTGCCATGCCACATCGACCGCCGACGTCGCCGGCGACGTGGTCCAGATGGATTCTACATAGGAGAACCCAGACGGAGCAGACGCGCGATAGTCAGGAACAGGCGCGATACCGGTCTGGAACGGCGGAATGTCGCCGGTGTCTGCTTGCATGATCGCCGGAGCATCGTCGACCAGTTCTAGCCTGGCTGAAAGATCCTGGCGTGCAAGAACGCTTTTGACGCGAAGAACGACGCTTTCAAACCCGTTTTCACCAAACAGCGCCAAGTCGCCGGCCGACGGCAGGTCACCAGTGTCCGCAAACACAAAAGAGCGAAACTCGCCGTCGATGCCGGTGACCGTTCGCAATAGCGACGTGCCGTCCGGTTGGCGGAACCGCATGGAATAGGTTTTTCCTGATTCCATGCGGAGAAGATCGTCCAGCACAACGCCTTCCGGCGCCGCTGATACCGACCTAACTCGAGCTGCCCCCGCCCCCCACAGCACGACGTCATGATTGACGCGAACGCGGTCACCGCGCGTGCAGACGAGGTTTTCGAAGTCAGTGTCGAGCGAATAAGTCTCGCGCTGCAGCCGAAGCTGGGCGATGTGATAGCGGCCGTGCTTCCAAACCAAATCCTTGTCGGTAACGCCCGGGAAATCCAACCCTTCGAATTTCGTGGCATTGGCTTCTGTATAGCCGTCGTCGTAGACGACGCGCTCATCGTTCAGATAGCCATTTTCACGGTTTATGAAGGAAACGCGGAAGCCATGTGGCATGTCCACATAGGCACGAACAGACGAGAAATTCGCAGAGTTCCGCGGTGAGAAGTGCTGGACGATCGGCGAATTCTCGACATCCCAGACAACGCCCCAGCGGCCATCACGAAAGGAAACTGCGGCGCGGCCGGCGGCGGCGATCTCCGTGAGCCTGTCATAAACGGACTTCTGATCGGTCGCGACGAGGTCAAAGGTGAAGCCCTTCGCTACGCAGTACGCGTGCCAATCCTGCAGGCTTTCGAGATCGATCGAGGCTCCATCGACTGGGCGCGCATTACCGTTGCCCTGGAGGACTTGCCGGAAGTGATCTGCCGGGTTTCTGGTAATCTGCCCAGACGACCACGTGGTACCGTTCCACGCCCTGATCTTGGGGCTGGCAATGCAGTTCAGCGTGTTGACGGTGCCATTAAGCTGGCCCGTTGCTCTGATCCGCATTGCGATCACAGTCAGTGGCTTGGAAAAGCTGATGACAGGCTCGTTTCGCCGCCCGCGGACTGCGGTCCAGTAGACCGTCTCGGCGACCGTGTCCTTACCATCATAGTCCGGCGAAGACTTGCTCAGCCTGACATCATATTTCCCTCGCGGCACAGACTTTGAAAGGGTCCGGCGAATTGCTTGCGGAGAATTCGATGTTAGGTCGAATGTGCCGAGCGACAACCACGTGCTGCTGCTTGTGAGTTTATACTGGGCATCGATCGTGACGGTGTAGTTGACACGAGAACCATCTTTCGCCTTCAGCCGATAAACCCCGTTCGGGGCGCTCACGTCGACCGATATTTCGTCGACATTGTCTGCGGTTGTCCGCTGTACCCACCCGGTAGCAGCGTCCAACTCAACAGAGACGTCCTCTTGAAAGACTGGCTTTGTATAAAGCGTCACTGGCGTGACGGTGTGATCCTCGATGACCTCGTAGCGAACATCCTCGAATTTCGAGATCTCGGTTTCGCCGATCTTCAGATCCGAAACAGCGATTGGCCCATAGCCGACCACGAAGAGCATGCGTAAATACTGGTCGTCCCCGACGAGCTCGGTGTAAGCGCCAGCCGCATAGGGCGGCGAAATTCGGTGAGTGCCGAAGATTTCCGGAATGGCGGCATATTGCGCCGCCTGGTTCTGCGCGCCGCCTATCGAATAAAGCGTTGTCGTGTTGGGCAGCGACGCAGGCTTGGCCACCGGAAAAAGCGCGTTGAGGGCCATGGAGCCGGCAAGCGAGATGCCAGCGCCGATAAGGCCTGTCGCGACAGAAAATGCCGTCGTCCCGGCGGTGAGGCCAAACAGCGCGCCGGCCAACCAAGGAGCAGCAACGGCTGCTACAAGAGCCACAACCAAGCCGGCGATGGCTTTCAAAGCGCCCTTCCCCGGCACCTTGACGATGGTTACAGAAACGCCCGGCTTCACACGCACGCGCGGCCAGTTCTTCTGCTCGATGACGTGGCCGCCGATCGTGACGTGCAAGCGAACAGGCTTCAGATCGCAGAAAGCGATGATTTCCTCGATCGATAGGCAGGCCGGGACTTCGAAATGCTCGCGCTGCTCACGAAGAGGAGAGCGGCGCAGGTAGACGTCGACCATCTCGTTCGGCCCGATGATCTCGGGCGTCACGTTGCGGGCTATCAACATGGATTGTCCTGTAGAACCCGGTGATCCGGTCGCGCCATCGCACGTCGGCCATCCGTTCAATTTGAGAGGGGTGAGGCCCTTCGGAGTGCAGCATGCGCCCGGCGCCGAGGAATACCCCGACGTGGCTGTCGTGCCGCCCGGCGCGCATCAGGACGCAATCGCCAATGGCAGGAGTTTCGACCTGAACCCAATCGCGCTCGCGCTCCGCCTTCATCAGCGGCCCGATATCGCGACGGTCGAACCGCCTCGTCTCCATCTCCGCCACATAGGTGGGCACAAGGATGCCAAGAGCGTCGCGGTAATAGAGGTAAAGGATGCCCCAACAGTCCGCCCCGTCGTAGCCTCGGCCGTGCGGGACGTATGGAATACCGATGAACCGCTCCATCAGAACAGTCCGGGGAAAGAGCCTGGAGTAAACTGCCCCGCGGGGTGCGGTTCGTTGATCAGGGCGTCGGCAACCAGCGTTGCCGAGACAGTGTGATCGTCAATCGAGACGTCGGACATCTGCAGCGCAGGCATGGTGATCTCGACCATATCCAGGTCCGATGCCAACACGATCTCCATCAGGACGCTAGCCGGTGTTGCGAAGCTGCGTAGAATGGCAACGAGCGAGCGCTCGATGTTGTCCATCTTCAACTGTACGCGAGGCGGGTTGTCGCTTTGATCGTCAGGAAGCGTGAATTCGAACGGCAGATAGAAATACTGTTCGCCGCGACTCTCAGTCCCATAAACAAGAGGATCTTCGGAAAGACGGGTCGTGGCGTTGCTGGAAAGATAGATCGGCGCTTCCAGATCATCGTGTGTCACCGTAAGGAGACAGATAATAACCTCATCTGTCTCCTGCGCATTTGCCGCGGCGATGAATGTCGTCGAGACGTTGCGGCTCACGGAAGCACCTCAAGAGTTATCGAGACCTGCCAAAGATTTCCATCAAGAGAAGCCTTCGGTGGTTCCTTAATGCGCACAAGCAAATCAGCGCCGCCGAGTCTGTCGGGGAACCAAAAGGCTGCCGCGCCGTCGCTGATCGTTTCGGAGAGGAAGGTGAGGAACGAGCGGTATTGGCCATAAGTCATGACCATCGTGCCGCTCTGATCCCAGACGTTCGATGTGCTGCGCCGGCGAGCCTTTGCAGGCCCGACCGACACATCAGAGTAAATGACGTTGTCCGGCCGCGTCTCCTGATAGGAGGGAACCGTGAAACGCTTCGGCAGGTCATATGGCCAAAAAGCTGTCATCGTCTTGCCAATCCACCCTGAAGACCAAACTGCGACTGCACTGCCGAGCGCGAACGTGAGCCTGGCGTCGACATCTTGTCGGCGACCATGTCGTCGATGACCATTTCAATGGTCTGGCCCGAAGTCGTCTTTCGCTTTGTCTGCGAGACCTTCGAGCCGTTGTTGTTGATGATTTTTATCTCAACGTTGTCGTTGCCGTACGCGCGACCCGATGGAACTAGCGACGGGCCGGCTAGCCCACCCTTCGCCAACTTGGCGACAGAGCCTGAGTTGATGGCGTCAAGCAGCCTGCGATGCTTTCGCGTCGCCGAAGCGTTGATGACGTACTCGCCGTTGGAAAGCATTGCCGGGATGGCATCGTCGGTCGGGCCGCCGGCTCCAGCCACGTGACCGCCGTCGGCTAGCCCAAGAAATGATCCAAACGTGGTATTCGGCGCCCACGTGGGGCTGAGTGGCGAAACACCCTTGCCGCCGAACAAGCCGCCGAGCCAGTCGAAGAGTCCACCCCCGCCGCCCCCGCCCGACGTTGACGAGGTCGAAAGTTTCTGGCCGAACTGGCCGAGACCATTTCCGAGCTGCCCCAGTCCGTCGATCGCTGTGCGCGAAGAACTGGTGAGGCCACCGAGAGAAGCCGCAGATTCCGTAGCGCGCCGCGCCTGGACTTCCATGGCGCTGACCCACTCCTTGCCAACACCGTCGCTGAGATTGCCCGAAAGCATCTCAAGCTGCTGCTGGCCGCCGGAATACCGGGTTGCGCCCGTAGCAAAGCCGACGTGGCCGCCTGCTTGATTTGCTCCCAGCCCTCGATTTTGCACCAGCACGTCGCCGCGCAAGATCTGGCTGGGGTCGACCTTCGTGCCCCAGTCAAGAAAGCTGTTTGCAACCTGCGAACCACTGCCTTTGATGCCGACCTGCTCGAGCGACGAATTCACGAACGCTGCGCACCACTTTGTTTGTGCCGCATTCAGATCAACGCCGCCCTGCTTCAGGAAAGAGTTGATTGAAGACGTATTCGTGTTTTCGTTGGCGCCGAAGAGGGTAAAAGCCTTGTCAACCGCGGACCCAGCGCTGGAAACCGCCGCCTTGCTCGCTGCTGCTGTATTGCCGCCAGATGAGCCGCCGCCGATCGCGCCAGTAATGGCACCGGCAATCCCAGCAGTCGCGCCGCCGGGCTGCCCTGTGACGCTCCCGATGATCCCGTTGATGATCTGGTCAATGAACCGATCGGCAATTTTCGAAATCTGGTTGAGGGCAGCATTCTGAATAGCGTCGCCAAAGGCCTTGCCGATATCACCGCCATTGTTGAGCAGGGCATTCTTGAAGTCGCTGGCGAACGAATGGAGGTCGCCCCGAAGATCTTCGGCCTTGATAGATTGCCGGATCTCACCAGCCTGATCGCTGCTTAGATCTTCCGGAAGCCCGTATTGACGGAGCGTCGTCGTGATCTTCTGATCTTCCTTCGACAGCGAGTTGTATCGCATATCATTCAGCAGATCCTGCGACAGCTTCGCCTTGGAAAGCGTCTCCGAATACTGCTTGTAAAGATCGACTTTCTTCTGGATCTCCGCGCGCTGCGCATCGCTGAGCGATCGACCTTTGTCTTCGGCTTGCTGAAACAGATCGAGCGAAAATCGAGCGGCGTCTGCCTCGATGCCGTATTTGCCGAGCAGGTCGATTTCCTGCTTGACCTGGCCAATGCGATCGTCCGCCGCCTTCTGCAGGTCGCGGTAGGCATTGGCGGCTTTTTGGGCGGCCGTTTCGGCGCTCTTCATCGCCTTGTCGGCGCCCGGCAAGCCCTCGAGCTCAATGTTTGGTCGGCTCTGTGGTGTCGGTCCAATCTCTGGCGTCATAAAGCCAGGGTTTTGGATGTTTTCGTCCCACGGCTGCGCGTTGGTGCCTAGCTTGCCGATCTGCGGGTTGAAACTGCGCCACGCCGATTCTGGGATCGCGCGCAACGCTTCGTTGGATTCTCCGACCTTTTTAGCGGCCGTCTCAGCGCTTGCGGATAGTTCGTCGAATGCTTTTTTGAACTCTGAGACGGCGGGTATGCCGGAACTATTTATCGCCGCAGCAAGGGCATCCTGAACACGCTGAACGTCAGCGGCTTCCAGTTTGCCCTCGTTCGCCGCCTTGGCAAACTGCTGGTAGGCATCCTCAAACTGCTTGATAACTTCCGGCTCTTCACCACCGACACGCAAGTCTGCGACAAACGCAGCGTATGTGGCGCGTGTGTCTTCTATACCCTTACGAACCGACTCGAGCGTTTTCTCATTAATGAGGCTGACGCCCTGCCGAATTTCTGCGGCATCTTTCGCGCGAGCAAGCTCATTGGCGTACTCGCGAAGGGCTGGGATTACATCGCCCCAGCGCGTCGCAAGATCCTGAATAAGCTGCGCCTGCTCCTTGAGCTTCTCGGCGCTTTGGTCGCCGCCGCTTGCGATCGACGAAAAATATTGGACCGCGGCAGCGCCACCGGCTATCAGGCCGATCGTCACCAGGGAAACCGGGCTCACCAGGCTAGTAAAAGCCGCGGCCAGTCCGCCGATTACCTGCTTGCCGCTCCCCATCGTGGCCAGCACAGACGAGAGCTGCGTGCCCTGCTGTAGAGCTATCTGCAGAGGGTTCATGCCCATCGCGGAGGTTACGGCGATGTCCTGAAACTGCGCCGCTATATTGGCCGTCTGAAAGCCGCTGCCAGAGTGCTGCGAAGGCGTAGCAGCCAATGCTGCATTGCGACCCTTGATCGCGGCCGTAGACGCCAGGGCAGCCTGCCGCTCTCTGCTGATCGCCGTCGCCATCTCATTGGCGGAAATTGCACCAAGCGCATGTGCCTGCTTAATGTCGGCAACTGCGGTCTTGTACTGGTTGATCGTCGCGAACAGTGGGCTGTATCTCGCCCGGAGCCGCTCGAGCTCCTTGCCCTGATCAGCCAGCGCGCCAGTCCACTCCTTGGATGCCGCCTTTCCGATACCAACCATGCCGTTGATGCGGTTTTGAAGCGTCGAGGAGACGGAGTTGTCGATCGATTTGCCGACAGCAGAGAATTGTTTCTGGACACTTCCGGCCAGCGTGCCGAGATCCTGCTCGATGCGCTTGATGCTGCGGCGGAGTGTAGCCTGGTCAGTCGAGATACTGATAATCAGATCATCGGTATTGTCAGCCATGCTGCGCGCATCCTAGAATTGAAAAAACCCGCATGGTCGCGGGCCTTGGGGGATTGAATGCAGACCTGCAAAGAGTGTGGCCAACAAAAACCTGATAGCGAGGTTCAACTCGGTATCTGCGACAAATGCTTCAATTACGGAGCGCAGTCGGATGGATCGCAGCGTTCAAGTGGCGGCGGCAGCCGCGGTCAAACGCAAAGCTCGGATGTGATCCTGACAACGTCGATTGATGTTCCAAATCGTCAGGTCGAGCGGGTCATTTCGATAATCGCCTCTGAGGCAGCCCTTGGAATGAACATATTCCGAGATATTGCGAACAGCTTCCGAGACCTAGTTGGCGGCCGGTCGGACTCGTCACAAAAAGCATTGAAAGAGGCGCGCCTGGCATGCCTAGACGAGCTCCGGCGAGAGGCCGCCGCATTGGGAGCAGATGCGGTGATTGCCGTCGATCTGGACTACAATCAGCTATCCACAACTGGCAGCGGCGGCGGCATCCTATTCGTGGCAGCAAGCGGCACCGCCGTTAAGCTGGCGCCGCTCTGACCATACTTCACAACCAATGCAGCCACTTCGTCTTCGCTGGGAGCCGCCGTCGGTTCTTCGCCGCCTTGTGCCTCGTTGTGGCCGTTGATGGCCTCAAAGAATTCCGTCAGCGTTGCCGACCAGAAATCCGCTGGCCGCCAGCCTAACCCACCCAGGCCAGTCCGCATCCATTGGCGGAAAGGCATCTCTTCATCGGGCTTATGGTCTACGCCGTCTCGCCGACGGCTTCCACGTTTCCCTCGTCGTCCTCGAAGTGATGTGCCAGGATCGTTGAGAACGCAGCAGCACACGCCGAGAAGTGCTTCAGTCTGATCTTGGTGATCGCCTCGAGCGCGTTGCCCTTGACGGCCAAAAGCTCGATGCCAGCGAGTGTGGCCGCCGGCTCAACGCCCGACAGGCGCATGAACAGGTCATTCAGCGACTTGCACTGCAGTCGGCTGGAAACCGCCGACAGGCGCCCCATCTCAGCGGCAAGCACAAGCTCGACCCCATCGATGACGAGGCGCGCTTCGCCGCGCGCCTCGTTGACAGCATGTTTGAAGACCTGTTCGGCCATGGTTTTCTCCTCTTCTGCCATGATTAAGCTTCAGCCGTGAACGACAGGACGTCAGCAGCAACGAAAGTCGCGCTGAATTCCATGTTCGGTTCGACGTCGCCGCTGAACGAGAAGTCCGTGACCATCCAAGAGCCGGTGTAGGTGCCGTCGCCGGGTACGATGACCTTGGCGTTGAAGGCCTCTGCCGCGCGCACATGATTCATGAAAATGTCGGACGCCGCGCTGGAGACGAAGTTGCCGGAGCCGCTGAACGTGCGGTTCGAGATGCCGGGCCGGCTGGTCTTCTGGACCGGGCCGCCTGGATTAGTGCAACTCGGGATCGTGGTGTCGATCTCGGATGCGGACATGTTGAAGCTGCGGGTCTTGAGGCCGCAAAGATTGGTGAAAGTTTCAGTGGGGCTTCCGCCGTCGCCGATCTGAATCAGCAGGAGGCGGCCAAGCTGCTGGCCATCTGCCATGTGCAAGTCTCCAAATTTGGTGTGATTGGTGGTGGCCGGGCTACGCCAGCGGCTTTTCGGTGTTGGCCACGAATTCGATAACCGCGTGGCTGGTCAGCCCGTCAGCATCGCGGAAAGTCCGCGTCTGCCGGTGCATGATTGAGATCAAACGATTGGTCGGCAGCGAGATCGGCGCCATGTGCAAGCTTTCAACAACGGCGTCGGCAACCTTGCGAACTTCTGGAAACCCGACCTGCGTCGACCACGCATGCAGGGTCAGGTAAACTTGCGCGCCACTGACACATGTTGCGTCGTCGCGTAGCGTCTGCGCCTCGCCGATCGTGACATACGGGTAGACGACAGGAGTCGGCGGCTGGTCATACACCCTGCCCTGCACGAGCACTGTCAATGGCGCATCCGCCTTCAGGCGCACAACGAGCGCGCCCTGTAGTTCAAGTTCTGCGCTTGCCATCGGCTATCCTTTACCCATGGCCTCGCGAACGGCCTTATTCACCGCCGCCCGTATCCTGGCGGAAGCCTTCTTTTTGTAAGCGCGCCAGGTCGGGAAGATGTGGGGCTGCGCAGCCGTGCCGGGATGCATTCCCTTGCCGCTTGCCGCTGCATTCTTCTTGCCGAGAATCGTTCCGCCGCCTTTAGCGGTGCTATGTGGCCCGGTCCCGAATTCCAAGAAGCGCCAAATGTATTGAGCGAACACGCCCGCGGCAGACGGATCCTTCGTCTGCGAAAGTCCGACTTGCTGCTTATTGGGATTGTTGGCCAAGAGTTCACCGCTGAAGCTCTCGCGATATTCCAGCGTTGCCCCCGTCGGCGCGCGTTCACGCATCAGTTCGGCAGCCTCGTCGGCGACCTCCAACTTCGCCTCCGCAGCATACTTCTCGACGTTCGGCGCCAACTGACTCAGCCGGCGCATTAGCGCGTCGCGCCCTTTTAGTTCCGCCGTAATCGCCATCAGGTCGCGACTCCCTGCGTGGCCATGATATCCAGCCAAGCGTTCTTGTTGTCCGGATCGACGGCCGCCGTAATGTTGAATATTCGGGCGGGGTTGCGAGCGTCGACGGCGCGCCATGCTGGCGTCACAGCGCGAGCAGCAACGCAACTACGTATGCGGATAATGTATGGCTGCACACCGGCCAATCGCGCCGCCAGGACAGGCTCTCCGCCCTTAAGCGGGATGAGCTCGGCCGCGGCCGTGAACTTTGTCTGCCAGTCGCCCGAAACTTCGTTCCCGAAACCATCGTCGACGATCGCACGGCACTGAAAAAACAGCTTGTCGCGCAGTTTGCCCGCTTCAGTCATTTCGCTGGCCTTTCGGTAGGCTTCGCCTTGCCCTCGGCCTTAGCCGCTTTTGCGCATGGTGTGGTCACATTGGCCACCGTGCCAGCCTTGTAAGCAAGGGTGACGGCGGGCGTGGCCCGCCAATCGTAGTCCGCCAGAAAGCGAACCCAGGGCATTAGAGTGCAACGCCTGGGAACTGGATGCCCATTGCGAGCACGCTGCTCGACTTGGCGATGCCAAGAAGACAGACATATTCGCCAGTGCCGACGTCCGCGATCGGACAAATCCCACCTGGCGTATCTGATAGGAAATAACTTGTGCCTGCCACCAGTGTCGCGCCGATGGTGATGTCGCCTGACTTCTGGAATGCTATCGGCTGGCCAACCGAGGCGCCATTGAGGGCGATTGCCTTGGCCTGACGCGCTTCGGCCGTGGCCGAGTTGCTGTCGGCCAGCATCCAACGGTTGGTGGTGGCCGCCAGATAAACGGCCTTGCCGGCCGTGATGGCTTCGCCGGCGATGCCGGTGTCGCGCTCAGCGTTGCTCGCTGCCAGGACGTTTGCGGGCGTGATGACGATGTCGGTCATTGGTTTTCCTTCTGCCCTATGCGGGCCAGTTTCTGAAGGGCAGAAGGAGCGCATCAACTGCCATGGGCATGTCGCTCAACTTTGCCTCGGTGGCGGCTTCTCTGTTTTCGTACCAATGGCCGATCATGAGGAACGCGGCGTGCTTGATAGATGCGGGAGTTTCCCCGTAGCCGGCAGTGAACTCGACGCGAACCGAACCCGGCTCGCCATCGGTCGATGGCCAACTCGTATTTTTGGCTGGAAGGATATAGCCGCCGCTTTTCACGCCGACGTCGAGCGTACGAAACTCCGTCAACTCAACTTCAGCGCCACCGTCCGCAGGCGTGTAGAACACGCCGTCGACGGACGCTAAAGGCGGCTTTGGGATATCAAGGCGGTCAGCCGGGAACTGGCAAAGCGTCAATTCCCACTCTGAAGCGGCCGACGCTCGACCGATCCAACTGTTTTCGCCGAGTAAGTGATCGCCAGCCGTGGCGATGAGGCCATCGATGTAGGCGTCATCGTCGGAATGGTAGACCCTAAGATGCGCCTTAGCTTCGGCAGAGCTCACAATGGGCGCGATTACCGAAACAAGGCGCAAACTCATGGTTATTTCGTCCTTTTTGCGGGCTTGACGACAGGTCTGTCGGGATCCTCGCCAACCGCGTCAACCGCCTCGATAAAACCTTCGGCGACAAGGCCATTAGCCATCGAACCGAAGTCACGCTCGTCGCCCACATTCAGGTCAACGAGCGTGAAGCCATCCCACGAACATGGGAATGGCCTCACAACTCTATGCATCAGGCGACAGGCTTGCTGCGTGCGTGTGCGAGCACGAACGATGCGTCATAAGCCACAGACGTGCCGCTGTTCAGCGTGCCCTTGGCGCGAAGGTAACGCTTCGCTCCGATGTAGCCCTGCTTGTAGACAGTGGCGGCGACGAGAACGGCAGGGATGACGCCGAGCAACTGAGCTGCCGGAACATCAACGAAGTCGCCGTCGGTCGTGGTGTCGCTGTGCTGCAGCTTCAGCGTAACGTTGCCAGCGCCGGCGACTGCACCAACGTTGACAAGAAGTGTGGCGGATTCGAAGCCTACCGTGTCCACGGTCGTGCCGGTGACGGTGGCCGCTGCGTTAACGGCGGGAACGACCGTCGAAACCAGCTTGATATTGTCGTAAGTGTCTTTGGAAGCCATCAGGCTATCTCCTTTTTCTAGAAAGAATGGGCGGCGTTAGCACTTGTGGTGCCAGGCCGCCCGCCTGTTGGTAAGGCCGAGCAAGTCAGTTTGCGGATGGCTTCCGCAAGCGTCACCTGACCGCCGAGACGACGGCGGAAGATGAAGCGGATGTTTCCGCTGGTTGCCTGCGTGTAGGGATCCCGAAGCATCTCCATCTGGATACGGTCAACCAGCGTGTAGCCGCGGGCAAAGTCGCCGTAAGCGATCGGCACGAGACCTGCGCCTTCCGACGGCATGTCCGGCACCTCGACGTAGGGGTCGCCGTCGATGGTGTTCGGCTGGCCAGAAATGCCCGGCATCCACAGATACTGCTTTTCTGCCGTCTTGAGCTTGCGGACGGAGCCGAGCGTGGTGCGGTTCAGAGCCCAAGTCGCATTGCGCGCGTATGCAGTCTTCAGGCCATACTTCAGCGTCAGCAGGCCGTTAGCCTGGCCGTCAGCGTCGGCGATCGTTGTGGCGGAACCGGAGTTATTGCCGGTAACGCCCGATGCACTTAGGAAGCCTTCCGGCCGGCCGACACCAGTGCCGGACACGAAGGCGGCGCCTTCTGCGACAGCGAACTGCTCGGTAGCTTCGAAGCTGATTTCCGATTCCATGTTGAATGCGGAGTCTTCGAGGTTCTGGTTCGAGATATCGATGAGCGCGTACATTTCATGGGTCGGAATTTCCCACATGCCGTAGCGCAGGCCGTCGGTCTCGGACTTCGTGCCCTGGTCAGCAACCCACTGTGCAGCGAACTGGCCGGTGCGCTTCGGGATCAAGATCGCCTTTGATGCAGTCTGGCGAACTCGGGCAAGCGCGCGTGCCGGAGACACATCGGTGACGCCCTTGATGATTTCGCGGATGTACTCAGCCGGCGCAAGGTAGCCGCCGGTCGTGTCGTTTGCGATGCCGAGCGCTTTGTATTCTGCGACAACGTCGGCGAGCGCCTTCTGCTGTTCGGCTCGGATGCTAGCCTGACCGAGCACCGACGCATCGAACACAGCGCGCGCCCAGATGTTCGCCTTCGACTTCACCTCGCCGCGGCGGAAATTGTCATTCGCCGCTGTCAGCGAAAGCCTGTTAAGCTTTTCTTCCAGCTCGTCGACGTGCTTCTTTTCATCGTCCAGAGCCTTCTTGGTCTCCAGAAGCTCGGCAGTAGCTTTCTGATTATCCTTCTCGAACTTGTCGAGAGCGGTGTTTATGCGCTCAACCTTGTCCGAGAGGACGACGTCAGCTGTGCCCTTCTTCTCGATTTCCTTGAGGCGGTTGTCATTGGCAGCCTTGAATTCTTCGAAGGCAGACATGACCTGTTCAACAGCGGTTTTATCCGACATTCGGGTCTCCTAATGCAGTGATGGGGTGATTGGTGAGCGTGCCGCGGCCGGTTAGCCGACGATCAGCGCTTTGATGCGCGCAGCCAGCTCGGTAAGCTCGGCGTTGCTCTTCTTGGCCGTCTCATCCTCATCACGAGGAGCCGTGTCCTGGTCTGCTTCGTCGCGAAGCAGCATGCTTTTAAAGACCGCAACAGCTTTCACGCTGTCGGCCCGCGAAAGACCTGCTTCACGCAGGCCGTCTTCGATTTCTCGCGGGTTGAATTCGGATTTGACGCTCGTAATGCGCGCCTTGCCGTTCATCGGGAACGTCACAAGGCTGACTTCAAGCAGATCGACTGACTTAAGCGTGCGCCTCGGCTCGTCCGGAGCGCTTCGCAACAGCCATTCCTTGGCCCTAAAGCCGATAGAAAGGCCCGAAATCGCCGGTCTTGGCTTCATTTTGAGAAGCTCGTAAGCTTCGCGGCCCCGTTCAGTATTGGCGAGCTTGCCTTCGACGTAGAGGCCGATATTGTCCTCTTTCATCTCGGTCCAGACGCCAATTGGCGTCATTTGGCTGCCATAAACGCCGTGCTGCGACAGCATCGCGGGCCAGATGCCGGTCTTTTTGGCTGTCGCGAGCGTTTCAGCGAAGGCGCCCTTCAGGATAACGTCATCGCCAGAGTCGACGTTGCCGAAAACGGCGCCGTAACCTGAGAATGTCATGTCGCCGCTGGTCGCCACGACATCAGCGACTTTGATTTCACCGAGCGTAAAGCTGAAATGCTCAACGGCCGATGAACCGGCCGCATCGCCAGTGTTTTTTGTCATGTATTTGGATCCTGCTGGCCGTCCTGCGGCTTCGTGGGCGGCTTTGCACCCGCAACATTCGTCGGTTTCGGCAACTTGCCGGCCTCGCCGCCCTCGGCATTAAGGTCTTCTTCCGCCCTGACCTCGTCCTGCGTCATCCAAGCGGGCGAGCCGCCGGCACCAAGAGCCTTGGAATAGAAGTTGGCGCGGTCAGCCGACGCGCCCCGCATCAGCGAATTCATGTTGAATTTAGAGAAAAGGCCTTCGTCTTCCGGACCATCAAGCAGATCGTTGTCGGCGGATTGCTCGATGCGCACGACCCACGGCATAAGCGTGTGAATCACGTGCGCCAGAAACATCTGTTCCGCGCTGGCATACGTTGCTGTCTTGTCTGAATGCCCAACCATAATGGGCATTACTCGAAATGACCGGCAAATCTCTTCGATCTGGAACTTTCGCGTCTCAAGGTGCTGCGCATCGACGCCAGTCATGGACTGCGGCGTCCACTTGAAGCCGGAATCGATAACAAATGGCTTGTGTCGGTTCGACCCACCCACTTGCGCAGCAATCCACGCCTGAATCTGCTTGTATTTTTCCGGATCTATCTTGTTATCCGTGGAATATACGCCAGAAGTCTGCAGACCGTTCGCATGCATCTCCGCTTGGGTGTTCTCGGTTGCGATCGTGAGACCGATAGCTTCACGCGCCTGCCGAACGGCGTCCAAACCGCGCCACGTATCCCATGACGGACCGCGGATATGCCAGATCAGCTCCTGCGGGAACTCCATCGAGCGACCGTCAATGCCGCCCACCGTATAGGACAGCGAATAATCGTTGTGGCGCGTGATGGTCACGCTGCCAGGATCGATCGGGATTAGTTCCTTTACACGACCGCGAACGATATTCTTGTAGAAGAACGCGTTGCCAGTCAGCGCCAGGTGGAAAACCATTGTCTCGCGCATGGCGAACGACGTCTGCCAGCGGTTTGGCTTGCTGTTCAGCACCCTGTAGAGAGGGTGATCGGTGGCTGGTACACTGCCCTTCCCGTCCGGTAGCTCGCGCATGACCCTCAACGGAACCTGCGCCACGCCCTCCGCGATAACGCGAATGCAGGCAAACACGGTCGAGACGTCTAGCGCGCGCTCCCAAGACACGGGAACGCCGGCTTTGGAGACTCTTGATCCGTAAAAATCCAGCCATACTGGATCGAAAGACACGCCTTTCTCCTCGACCTTTCGGCCGAGCAGCCTATCAATGATACCCATCAGGCATTCCTTGTTGTTGGTTTGCCCGATGGGCTGATCAGGCGGCTTGCGGCAGTGCCGCGTAGTCCGTGTTGGGATCCAACACTTCCCAAAACGACTGACCTTGCTGGGGCAGCGCGCCGTCCGCTGCGGCTCCCGCCGCCATAGCGAGGGCCACAGCAGAATCTATGCGAACCGAAGCCCGCGTCTTGACGAACCAGCGATTGCCGTGCGGATCCGGTGGATGATTGAATGTCGCACCCATGAGAGCCGACATCAGGACTGGGCTGCGGCGAAGCCGGATGCGCCCATCAATGATAAGGTTTTCCAGTTCGGTGACAGAGCCGGGCATCCACATGCCGAGCGGCACTTTTTCGCCGGCGGCCTTAGCTGCCTCGGCTCGCGCCTCAGATGGCCTCGCCCTCACCTTTCCACCTTGCGGATGCGGCAGGGTCTCGGCCTCTACGCCGAATGCATCGAGTTCATCTTTGAACCGTGCGAACGCGTAGTTGTCGTAGGCGATTGCCTTGATGTTGTAGGTGCTGTTGATCTCAGCCACTCGAGCGGCAATGATATCGAAGCGGATTCGCGGACCAGGTGGAGCATTCAGAAAACCGTCACGCACCCAAAGATCATACGGCTGCTTGTCTGCCGCGGTCCTAGCCGCCAAGGTATCGCCCGGCGTCCATGCCTCAATCCAGGCATCATAGGTCGGCAGAATTGCCAAGCTGCTGTCGGCTCGAACGACTTCGACCGTGCCAGTCGGCACGGCACACGCGACAACAGCCATGTCCTTGGTGCCGGCAAGGTCGATGCCTAGGTAGACATCCTTGCCTGCGTGTTCCTCTGGTTCAAACGGTACCATGACCGTCTCAACCGTTTCGCGGGACATCCACGCTTTGTCAGCGTCGGTCCAGACGCAGAAGTGCAGGCGAAGAACGTTGTTCAGCTTGCCAGGGACTGCCTTTGCTTCGGCAACCACGCCAGCCAGGTAATCGGCCGTCAGAATAGTTCCGAGAAGCGGATTCGCCTTCACCCAGCACGACGGGTCCGTCATCGGATCATCGTCTTTATCGAGGCCGCAGATAAACGCGAAGACGCTGTCGCTGCCCTCCCACGCCTCACCGACAAAGGTAAAATCGTCGTCTGGCGTCTGAGTGCCGGCCACAACCTTAACCGCGCGCTCGCGCTCCTCCCAGCAGACCGAATTCCTGTCGCTGCCGGAGTTTGTGATCATCAAAAGCAGAGGGTTCTGCCGAAACTTAAAGCCGCGCTGCAGCATTTCCATGATGCTGCGGTCGGGGTGCTCATGAACCTCATCGCAGAGGGCCATGTGCGGGCGTGGACCTGAGCCGGTCTTGCCTGCCTCCTTGGAGATCGGGCGGAAGAACGACTGCGACCGGTGATGGGCGATGTTGAATTCTTTGCCCATGCCGCCGCTGAATTTCAGCCGATCGTTCAACGCGGGTGCCTGCCGGACCATCTTGCACGCGTCCTGAAACAGGATCTGCGCTTGGTCTTTCTTGGCGGCGGCCGCATAAATCTGCGCGCCTGGCTCAGCGTCTGCCATGAGGCCATAGAGACCAATGCCGCCGGCGAACGGCGACTTGCCGTTGCCTTTACCTTCCTCGATGTAGACTGTCCGAAAGCGTCTGCTGCCGTCCGCCTTCTTCCACCCGAAGATGGAACCTAGTTTGAACGCCTGCGACGGATGCAGCTTAAAAGGCTTGCCGTCGAACTGGCCGTCGCTCAGTCGCAGCCTCTCTTCAAAGAAACGGAAAACTCGCGTGGCAGCCGCGTCATCCCAATACAAGCCGCGCTCATGACCATTGGTCAGATCAGCTAGATGTCTGCGGCAAGCGTTTCGAACGTGAGGACCGGCAATGATCTCCCCATCAAGCACTGCACGCGCATAAGCAGACACACGGTCCTGGGCACTAGTCGAGGAGGTCGTCTTTTTCTTCGTCGCCATCCGGTACCGCAACCTTTGTGGCGTCAGCTGGGGTCGCACCCATCTGCCCCAGCATCTGCCGGAGGAGATTCATCGCCTGGACTCCGACTTCTTGGCCGGCCATCATGCGCCCCTGGATATCGGCTGCCATCCCGACCAGCATGCGGTGGGACTCAGTCAGCCACGGAATCTCTTTTTGGAAGAGGAGCCACGCCGAGCGCGACTTCTTCGTTTCTGTATCTGTCAGCCATTTTGGCGGAGCCCCGAGCGGGCCATTGCCTTTGGGCTCTTTACGTCCCTTGAACCGGCCCGCATTGATCGTTTCCCGCCCCTCGGCTTTGGCCTTGCCGAGCGGATTCCTCGGTCTTGCCATGGAAGTAAAATCCTCAGTCAGGGGTCATATTTTGAAATGCAGATGCGTACGCGATGCGGGGACACCGGTAAGGCGGCGGCGATGTTCCATAACAATGGACCACCCCCTGCCCGTCAGAGGGGCCAGCCGTCCGGCCCATACCGGACCACGGTCTTGCCATTGTCCTCGAGCTGCCCTCGGGAAGCGTGACATGGCTTGCATGTTGAGATGAAAGGGCCCGACCAAAACAGCTCAAGGTCGCCTCGGTGTGGCGTGGCATGGTGCACCTCGGTCGCTTCGGTGATCGTCTCCGATTCGAGACACCACTCGCAAAGCGGTTGAGCTGCTAGCTGGTGGTGACGGATGCGGCGCCAGCGGGATGATTGATATAGCCGGCGGTATAGCGCGGCTTCTTCTGAGCGGCCATCTGATCTTGTTGCGAGAGCTTGATTTCCTAGCGGTTCACGGGCCGACATTACTTCATCCAGCTGAGAAATCTCGCAAGAGCCCGGCGCGTAATACAAACAACGAAATCAATTGCGCTTCTTAATTTTGCGTAAAATTCATCGTTGATATTGCCATACCGAACTGCCACCTTAGGGCGTGGCAACGATGAGCCGACGAAAAAACTTTGTTTCAGCACGGGATGAAACAATGCTGTGGGTTGCGTCGCGAGGTCTCTCTCATCAGGAGACAATCCAACTCGAGCCAGCATGGAAAGGAGGCTTTTTGAGTCTTGAAGCAGCGTTACTTCTGGTTCTGTCTCTGCCTGGTGCAGTGTTGACAGTAATCCAGATTATCGATCACTTTAAGGGTCGATAATGGAATGGCGACCACCGCCCGATGCGGTGGCTCGTTCTGAAAACGAAAAAGCCCGCTAGGTCATCACCCCCGCGAGCTTTCTCTAAATTATCCAATTGAGGCCTTGGACAGAGCCTTGAAGCAATCAATATATGGGTCAAAAATATTGAGAGGTCAACATCAAGTTGACTAAAAGTTGCCAATAGGTTTCCAGCAGGTAGCTACAGCATCTGTAGCAGAAACGAAAGCGGCCGCTCAACCCGAAGGGAGCGACCGCAGGATTACCTGTCGCGAGAGGAGGCGCGCCAGGTAATGGGGTATTGAGGCAGTCCCGGCATCGATCGCGAGTTTGATCGTCCGCTCGAATTCAGCGCCTCAAATGAAAACGGCCGCACATGGCGACCGCTGGGAAATTCATCCCTTCATTTAAATACGCTGCGAACCAGCGGTTAACCGGACATCACGCTGCTATTTTTTCCTTGGTGGGCACGAATTCACCGCGTGCCGTCTCGTCGATCGCAATCAGCGCATCGATAGCTGCATCGATAAGGGCTGGTCCCCTCTTCTCGGCGTACGCTGGCGCCTGGCCCATCGCCATGCCGATAGCCTTTGCGGATGCGTCCGTTATTGCAAGATCGAGCACCGTCGCGTGCTCTCGAAGGCGGCGCCGCAAATAATCTACATACGAATTGCTCTCGACATGGCGGACAAACTCCGGCTCCCGGCCGGCCGCTGAGGAAATCTCGCCAAGTGGCTTAGGCTTCTTCACCCCGCCAACCCATTGGTCACCGGCAACGAGGCCGTCCTCACATCGCGTGGCAGGAACTGGCAATCGATCGAACGGCACGCTGCCGTCTACTCCCAGCCCCCGAAGAACATCGCGCGCTTCCTGGACACCGTATCGGCCGTGGCGATCTTTCGTGTTGGGCTCCTGCCTCGGCAGTGGATCATAATAGCCAGGGATGGCAGGTGCGGCTGATAAAGGCTTTGCGTATGGGCGCGCGGTCAATGGTGAGACGGCGCCCTGCAGTTCGAGATAAGACAGAATCGCACTTTCAGATCGCGATGGGTCAGAACCGCCCTTGATCCCGCGGGTACGTTCAACTGGCTTAAGGGCTGCGCCTTTTCTTGTCTCGCCCCATTGGATCAATTTTCCGTCACGGAAGAGCAGCGCACCTAGGGAGCTATCCGTGCCGCCGTTTCCGTTCTTTTGGTGGGTTTCGACCGACGGCGTGGCCTTGTAGACGTTGACGTTCTCCCTGGTCCAATACCACCGTTCGCTATCGACGACTTCCCAACCGATGGCAGTGAGCAGTTCGCCTTCAGATGGCCGGATCTCGATCGTGAGCTCCTGATCCAGATTATCTTCTTCTCTCGTCTCCAGTTCGGATCCGGGAAAAACCATGTTGCGCCAGTGTCTGAGAGCGAAGAGGCGTGCGTGGTCTCCACGATAGGCAAGGCGTTCGAATGCCGGCCAGGCCAATACGGCCCGCGCAGGCTTGTTGTCGTTGGCGGGAGTGATGGCGCGTGCCTTCTTGGGCTTGGCAGCCACAGGGGCGGTGTGGGTCGCAAGCAGTTCGGACAATTGAGAAAGGTCGCGGTGCTTCTGGGGTGCTGACATCACTTGCTCCACTTCGGTTTCGGGTCGGGAATGCAGTCAATTGCGTGAGACATGCCGGTTGGGATGCCATCCGGTCCCTCGGCCAACATCGCCGCCTTTCCCCTGGCAAGGCGAAAGGCGGCAAGCCTCTCGTCCTCGGCCGTTGTCCGGGTGACGCATAAGGAAAGTTCGTATTCGCGAGCCTGCTTGATCTTGTCCCGCTCCTGCTCGAGCTCTTTGATCCGCAGTTGCAAGATTTCGATAGTCCGATGTGCATCAACCAAGTGCGACCGGTAGTGATCGCCACGCCCTCGCGGATCTCGGGGCGCTGTGCTGTCGGCCAGCAGCGTTCGCATCGCCTCCTTGGTCAACGCGCTTTCGCGGCGCGCGGACTCTTCCGCGGTTCGAATTCGCCTACTCATATGTTTTGAACTCTGATGCGAAGAGCCATGTCGGCCTCGTTATTGGAGTGAATTTGCGTGAGGTGGATGCTGTGTAAATATAAGGTTTTGGGGGATAAAACCCAAATCTGCATGGGCAGGTATTGAACGCATCGGGCGCAATAGTTACGTTCGATGCAACTCGGAACAGCCGCGTGCTTGAGGGAGCACACCGGGCTGCATAAGCGGCTCTCGTCGGAAGGCGGGAATCCCTCAATCAGAGTCTGGCGTGTGGGTCGCGGCTCACCTAGGGCTTCCGCACAGAGATTAGGAGATGCGTATGCACGCTTCTTTGGTTCTCGAGGCCAGCCAGTCGACGAAGACATTCCGATTGGGGCTTGATCTTCAGATCAGCATGGTTTCGATTGTGATGCTTTTTAGTCGCCTGTTCTAACGGGAGGCTCCTCTGCGGTGCAGGGGAGCCTTTCTCATTAGGAGTGCTTCACGGCCGTGACGGCGGTCTCGCCTGCCACTCCTTGCCAATAAGCCGATAGCTGGTGTCCTCAGTGTCTCCCGCGACCGTCCGAATGCTTTCCACCTTTGGATCGATGCGCTTGAAGAACGCAATGCATCCTGTCATGTCGCAGGCGTTTGTTTCAGCCATCGACAGAACGCCCTGCCTGGTAGAGAAGTCGTAGCTGATTCCCAGCACCGAGCACTGGAGTTCAGAGTGATAGACTGGTTTAGGGGTGGTCATTCGTATCCTCCTTTTCGTTTCTGAAGCGTCCGCAACTGTCCCTTGCGCACGCGCGGCATATGATTTTTCGATTTTCTACAGAGAGCGCTTCAAATTCTATCGTGTTGCCATGCGCGCAAGGGACAGTTGGTGACAGTTGTCTGCTTTCAGTTGTCTATGATGATGAAGATGCAATCAAATCGCGAACGCGGGCACGTCGGGTCTTCTCTTGCTGCGCCCGATGCTCAAATTCCAAGTAGACTTCTGGATTTACGGAGTACGCCACTGAATCCCGGCGCACCTGAGGTATCGGATCAATCCATGCCATCGCGTCGAGCTTGCGCAGCACCTCTGCCGCCTCTTCGTCATCCATCTCGCGCATTGTGCGATCACCGCGGCGAACATCTCGAACAGTCAGCTTCTCTGGCTGATGAGCCAGGATCCAGCCAGCGGTAGCAAGAAGCGCGTCATGGCCGTCGGAGAGACCGAGAACGTTTGAGTAGAAAGCGAGCGCATGGGGAAACAGGAACTCGTGCAAAAACTCCGCAACCCGGTTTGTTGTATCGAAGGGTATGACCGATGCGGGCCGGGCAGACGTTGACTCGATGCAGTGCCAGAGCACACAAAGCCGTGCGAACAGCCCGTCGTACTTACCGATATGGGCTGCCAACTTCTTGTTGATGATCTCCCAACTGGCCTGCATTTCATGGTGCTTCTCGGACAGCTCTTGCCTCAGAGCTTGCCCAGCGGCATCAAACTTCAGCGGAACCTCGCTCATGCCACCGAGCATTGGACGCTGCAGTGTGTGTAGACGTTGCACTAGCCCACTATACTCACCGACCGCAGCAGCTGGGGGCGCATCTACGCCTACGCTCGACGGGCCAAGCACGATTGGGAATAGGCGCTGCAGGAGACCGTCGTCAGCTGCATCGGTCGCGATCTTTCGGATTGGTTCCGGCTGAATGCCGCCGAGCATCGAAACCGACAGATTATCGATTGCGACAACACCGCGGCCAACGCGATTCACGCTGTAGCTGCCACCGTTGAAGGATTGAAGCCAGAAGCTCCGATCCGCAGCGGCACCCTTGCCGCTGCCGTACTTTTCCATGCTTCCGAACCAGCCTGACAGTTCGTCGCGCACGAGAAGGACGCCTTGCGTGCTATCCCGAAGGATCTCTTGCGTGGCCTCTATGGTGACGTCCTCAATGCGCACCCTTATCTGTTTTGGCGGATACGTCTCGGCCTTGGCATCTTTCCCGAGGGCGTCGTACTTGCGCTTTTCATCAAGGTATTCGCGCACGAGTTTCTCATCGATGGCACGTAGCGGACGGGATGCCGCATTGATTATCGGCGACTTCTTAGCGCTCGGGTTTCCGATCAGAGCTGCCCAGATGCGCGCCGATTCCTGCCAGTCGTCATAGCGCTTCACCTTGATGGTGATGCTGTCGGGGATGGCGGCTGCGCAGACAGCCAGCGCGGACACTGCCAGCCCACCGGGGTCAACACCCATGATTTCCGCTTGCGATCGCGCAAACTCCTCAATTGCGGATGGAAGCAAACCGTCGGGCATCGGTGGATGCTTGCGCTGAAGCCACGGGTCGACCGGGCGCACAGGCGCAATATCAGGCTTGGGAGTGTTGTCGTTTGCTGCGGTCGGAGTGGCAATCTTGCGGGATGCCTTAGCGATCATGCCAGATGCAGCAGCATCCCCAACGGCGCGCTCCACTGCGTGATGGACGCCAAACTTAGCCCACAGCCTAGAGAAATCCTTGCTAGCGTCCTTCGATTCGTACCGTTCGAACCAATCTCCAGTCGCCGCCAAGAACACAACGCATGCCTGCTCCGCAGTCAGTCCGTCGAACGCAAGCTGCTCTGCGACACGTGCCGCATGCTCGCTTCTGTCGCCAACGTCGTTTGCAGAAAGCAGCGCGGCCGATGTTTCCGACACCGTCACGTCCCGGAGCGATGGCAATTCACCGAGTGTCACCAACTGTCCAGAAGCGCTTTCTTTGCCGGTCCACGGCTCCAACGTTGCGCGGAGTTCGTCGACACCAATGAGGGAACCATCCCATGGCTCGGCGATAGTCACCGCGACCGGCTCAGGTGCGCGACCGCGTGCCAACTTCTTGGCATTGGGCCAATTCAGGCCGCCAGGCACGCGCCAGACATGCGACATGTCCACGGTGCAGTGATCGGCATTCGCCGCCACCTTTAGCGCCCTTGCGAGCGCTTTTGCCTCAGCTGGCGGGATTGGCTGGTCAAGCAGGAGGAAGCACTGATAGTTCCCGGGAGAGCTTTCGACCACGTAGCTAGGGTCAATCGGCATTGTGCCAGATCGGCCTGTATCATCGTCGAGATCGGCCACCAGGGCTAGCACGGCGAGAACGTCGCATTCGCTGCCCTTCTTCCCTCTCTCAAGGGTTGGCCGCATCAAATTCGGGCAGATGTAGCAGTTTGCATTTGGCGTGCTGGAGTGAGACATAACCGCCTCGACCATGCCGTCGACATCTCCAACTGGATGATGGCTGATGACGCCACCGGCCCTATCCTCGCCAGTCGTATTGGCAAAGAACGTCGACACGACAAACTTGCCGGCAAGTCCAGAAGCCAGTTGATTCAGCATCTCTATGTGAGAGCGGACTGCGGCTTCATCAAACGTAGATTCCGTCTCAGTCTTTGTGATGGCTGGAATTTCGGGCAAGCTGGCCTCCTTGAAGTGCTATCGACGCTGCGGCAGTAATTTTCTCGGCGATCTCAGGACGGAACGTCACCGCATGGTGACCGCCGATGTTGCCTGATACGGTTCGGCGCGTTCCGTCGGGGTACTCCCGCAGAAGAAGTCCGTTGATGCGGACATCCCCGAGCTGCACGCTGAACTTGGCGATCGTTCTTCCAGCGCCTGGCGAAGGCGGTCTTTCGACCGCCTCTATGCTTTGGATCGCTGGCGTCATCAGGCAGCCTTAACGGCGCCGTCATGCGACGTGGCCGCCAGTTCGTTCGCTTCCGCCTCGTATTCTTTCTGCCAATCTTCCAGTGTGGCGTACACGTTGCCGTCCGAGTCGTACGTGCCGCCGACGGGGTCCATGATCACCGCATAGTCGTCGTCATTGCCGTAGCCTTGGAACAAGGGATAAATTCCAGATGGGCAGCGCCGCCAGGCGACGACGGAGCGGAGCTTGTACTGAAAAGATCCGTCTTCCCAGCGCTCGGCAAACACAGCGACAAACCCGGGATTGGCGGGGATTACCGGGATGAATAGGTCGGCAAGGTCGTCTGAGTAGGTTTCCACGGAGTGCTCACCTCCTGTGGACAGAAGCACTTTTATTTGGCCGCTTCGGAGCTTGCTATACTGCACCACGTGGTCCGAATTGATGTTGAGGCCTCCCCTGGTGGCAATCATGGGCATGAATCTCTCCTCTCGCCGGCGATGCCGGTCGGCTAAATGTTGAAATGTGAATGCGTGGCGTATTGTCGGCAGCAGATCGGCCGTTGTCCAGAAATCAGGCCGCGCGGGCGGCGATCTTGGCCTGTACCCAATCAGTGACTTCTCTGCGAACGAAGGCGACCCGCCGGTCACCAAGCTCTACGGCCACGGGGAACCGTCCTTCGGCACGATATCGGTTCAACATCGTGCGCGACATGCTGGTGAGACGGCACGCATCATTTAAGCTGATCAACATTGGAAGGTTGTCATTCATAGGTTGCACAAACATCTCCTCTCGCCGGATGGGGTCCGAGCGCTTGACAGTGTGAAATTTTCGAAGGGAAAGCCGGGTTAGTGGTGCATGCGTTGCGCCGAAGCGCTGGGCGGCGAGACCGTGTGGTCTCGAAGGTTATGCTATGAATGTGATGTAAACTGACAAAAAAGTCAAAATGGATATTTATCAGAGGTTGCAATAAACTTCTTGACGCGTTTGTAAGTAAACCGCGTTTACAGCAACCCGCAGCAGTACGTCGCCCACTCCTGCATGAGGGCGCGTCGCCTTTCTAGCGCATCAGATCGAGCGTAGGATCGCTCGACCGCATCACCAACCACGTGGGCCAGGGCGCCTTCTGCGATCTCTCGCGGAGCATGGGCAACTTCCGTCGCCCAATCTCGGAAGGTAGACCGGAATCCGTGAACGGTGTAGGCGCCGCCACCCGCCGCCTGAAGCGCCTTGCCGAGGCTGGCGTCGGAAAGAGGCTTCTTGTCTCGGACGCCGGGGAAAACAAACTCGTTGACGGATTTCTGCCTCATTGCCTCAAGGAGCTTTATCGCCTGCTCCGCGAGTGGGACGCGGTGTTCCTTTCCGGACTTCATGCGAATGGCCGGGATGGTCCATATCTTCTTTTCGATATCGAATTCTGGCCAAACGGCACCGCGGACTTCGCCCGATCGGCAGGCTGTGAGCACGGCCATCTCAAGTGCCTTAGAGCTCACGCCAGACACTTTGTTCAACTCCTTCATGAACGTGGGGACGTCGCTGTATTGCATAGCCGCATGGTGCGACAGCGTAATCAACACGTCCGGCTTGTGAAGGACGTGCTCTAGATTGCCCTTCCACCTGGCCGGATTTTCGCCAGTGCGATGCCCTTCAACTTTCGCAGCGTCCAACACCCTCTCGATAGCTTCGCGCAGCTTCTCAGCTGTCTCCTGCTTCGTGGCCCATAGTGGGCTGAGAACTGAAATCACGTCTTTGGTCTTGATCCCGGCTGGCGTTTTTCTTCGGATCGGCTTGGCATGGTTTTCGAGAAGATTCCGCCACCTGGCTTCCGTCTTGGCGCCGCGCCACCTCCCGGCCTTCACAGCGGCATCAACGAACGCGTCCGCATACTCGCCGAACGTGATTGCCTTCGGTGTGTCCGCCTCCTCTTCTTTGCGGGCAGCGATAGGATCCACTCCACGACGGACCATCGAGCGCGCCTCCTCTGCCTTCTCGCGCGCATCCGCGAGCCCGACCGTATGAAGCGGGCCAATGCCCATTTCACGCCGCAAGCCAGCAAAGGTGTAATTGAATATCCAGTATCGCCCGCCCCCTTTGGTGACGAGCCACAGCCCGCCCCCATCACGGAGTTTGGCCGCCTTGCTAGCCGCAATAGACTTCACGGTAAGCGCATTTCGAGTATGGCTCCCCAT